CATGCGAATAATCAAATGCGACCGCTGCGGGCAGACCATTCCGAACGACCTGAAGCCCTGGGCCTTCGCCATCTGCGACAGCAACACCGGCGAACCGTATCCAGCGAGCCCGTTCAAAGGTTGGGACTTCTGCCTCGAATGCAAGGACGAGATCATTGAGTTCGTGAAGATGAAGAAGAAACTCGAGACTCCAGAGCAGAATATCGTGATCACGGCAGAAACTCCTGAGAAGTCGAAGCCAAAGACGGCGCCGCTCGACAAGGGCAAGATGCTCGCGCTGCGTAAGGCAGGCTGGAGCCTCACGGAAATCGCCGGGGAGTGCCACTGCGCTGTCTCCACAGTCTCGAGGATTCTGGCAGAGCTTAAGGAACAGGAGAACAAAAAAATGAGCGGCTCTGCTGGCACAGAAACCGCCCGGCGCTAAGAGCGCAACTCACAAGGAGATTATATCATGTTTGGGTTCTACAAAACAGACGACCCGGTCGCAGACTACGAGCAATACGACCATCTCCTCCACGCGCATGATGACCTCTATCCAGTGTGCGCGGAGTGTGAGGAGCACATCCTTCCGGGGGAGTGGTACTTCAAAATCGGCAAAAAGCACTACCACGAAAAATGCCTCGAAATCCGAGAAATGGAGGAACTTTATGACTGATCCAAAATATCCGATCTCTACAAAATATTATACAGACGAATTTCTTCACCTTGTAACGCTGTCCTCGGACATGTTCGAACTCATGCATCAGGTGCGGACACTGTACCAGCTCTGCTGTCATATGGATGACGAAATGGGCGAGAAGAGCATCCCGATCGAGTCAGTAATGCACGTATTTGGATGGAAAGGAGGAGAATAAATGGCAAAGGTAATCGGCATTATCGGCGAGAGCGGGAGCGGCAAGACGACCAGCTGCCGCAACCTCGACCCGAAGACAACGTACTATATCGACTGCGACAAGAAGGGGCTGTCGTGGAAGGGCTGGCGGAAGCAATATTCCGAAGAAAACAAGAACTATTATTCCACCAACTTCCCGACGACGGTCCTCCAGATTCTCGGCAAGGTCAACGACGATCCTGACCACCGGATCAAAACGGTCGTGATCGACACCATCAACGGCGTCATGGTCGCGGAAGAGATGCGGAACGCGAAGGTGCAGGGCTATGGGAAGTGGACGGACCTCGCGCAGTATGTCTGGGAGATATTCGAGTACGCGCTGACCATGCGCGACGATATCACGGTCATCATTCTGGCCCACAGCATCACCGACACGGACGACAACGGCATCGTCTTCACACACATCCGGACCAATGGACGGAAGCTGGAGAAGATTGTCCTGGAGTCGAAGCTGACCACGGTCCTGCTCGCGGAGTGCAAGGACGGCAACTACATCTTCCACACCAAAGCGGACAGAAGCACCGTCAAGACTCCGATCGGAGCGTTTAGCCAGGATGAGATCCCAAACGACGTAACAGCAGTAATCAAAGCAATGGAGGAATATTAATTATGAAACAAGTCAATCTCGCAAACGTCCAGGAAGCATCCGAATCCAAGCGGCTCCCCGCCGGTGTATATATCTGCGTCATCCGTAACGTGGAAGACGTCCCGGACAAGGAGTATCTGAAAGTCACCTACGACATCGCCGACGGCGAATACAAGGGCTATTATGACGACCTTCGGGCGAACCATCCAGACTGGGGCTGGGTCGGCGCTTACGTCAAGTCCTACAAGGAGAAGGCGCTCCCGATGTTCAAGCGGTTCTGCACAGCTGTTTCTCGGTCCAATGCCGGCTTCGTCTTCGACGGCGGCGCGGTCAACTCGGACGAGCGGACTCTGATCGGGAAAAGGCTCGGCATCGTCCTCCAGGAAGAGGAGTACTACGGCAACGATGGCAAGGTTCGCACTCGGCTTTCCGTCGCCCGCGAGTTTCCTGTCGACGAGCTCAGCAAGCAGAAGGTGCCGACGCTCAAGAAACTCCAGCAAGAGAAGCAGGACGCCAACGGCTTCGTGGGCATCAATAACAATTCTTCGAATGAGGAGATCCCGTTCTGATGGTTATCCAGGAAGACACTCGGCAAAAAACCGATAAGCATAACCTAAAGCATAAATGGTTCGAGTCTTCCGGAGTGAAGGTGGTCCGGAGCAAGCTGCCCTTTGGCGACTACGCTCCGGTGCCGCCGGTATCAATCGACACCAAGGAGAATATGGACGAGATCGCCGGCAACATCTGCGGGAAAGAGCACCGGCGATTTATCAACGAGTGTAAGGCTGCACGAAACGCTGGCTGTCAGCTATTTATTTTGGTAGAGAACACCGTCGGGATCGCTGACGTCACGCAGGTCCATAAATGGGTGAACCCGCGGGTGATTTACTCGCCACGCTGCGTGCAGGGCCCGCGTCTCCAGAAGGCGATGGAGACCATCTCCGAGAGATATGGGACCATTTTCTTGTTTTGTACTCCGGAGCAATCTGGAGAAATCATAACGGGGATACTTAGCAATTATGAGCGACAACAAAAACCTTGACGCGGCGATCAAATACGCCACGAAATACGGCTTCGCGGTGTTCCCGGTCGTTGCACATACCAAGAGGCCCATCACGCCGCACGGATGCAAGGACGCCAAGAAGGACGTCGGAGCAATCAAGGCATGGTGGAAGCGGCACCCGGACGCGTCGATCGGGATCGCTACAGGATCCATTTCGCAGCTGATAGTCATCGACGAAGACGTGGATCCGAACACCGGGCTCGACGGGACGGACTCGATCCGGACGTGGGAACGGAATCATGCAGCACTCCCTGAGACGGCGAGGGCCATCACGGGCCGCGGGGGAGTTCATCTCTACTACCACTACGCAGGCTCCGACATCAAGAACAGCACGGGCCTTCTGGAAGGCGTCGACGTCCGAGGCGAGGGCGGCTATGTAGTCGCACCTCCATCCACGCATCCGAATGGGACCGAGTATGCATGGGAAGACGATCCTGATGACATCGGGATTGTCGAACTTAATGACACGGTCCGCGAGCTTTTGGATCCAAAGAAGAAAAGCGACTCGGAGGAGTTCACACTTCCAGATAAGATCCAAAGCGGCAGCAGGAATGATACGCTGTTCCGGCTCGCGTGCTCTCTCCAATCTCAGGGACTTCCGGACACTGCAATCCTGGCATCCGTTCAGAGCGTCAACGCTGAGAGGTGCGACGTCCCGGTCCCCGATGAGGAACTGGAGACGCTCGTCAACTCCGCGCTCAGATACGAGAAGGGGCAGCTGAAGGCAATTCAACAGGGGATGCCTGAATGGCATGAGCCGAAGCTCACCATGCGGATGGACAAAGACGGCAACGTCACCGACCAACCGGCGCAGACTATCGCAAACGCGGAGGAGGCTATTCGATTCGATCCGGAGCTCTTCGGGAAAATTCGTTACAACGAAGTCGCCTACGCGCCATACGTGATGGGAGCGCTGCCGTGGAAGCCCGAGCGCAGGATCCGAGAGTGGACGAACGCCGACGACTCCAACCTCCGGAGCTATATCGAAGCGAAGTACGGCATCAAGAGCGGCGAGAAAATCATGGACGCCCTCAACAATGTTATTTCTAAGCAAACTATTAATCCCATCAAGGCGGCGCTGGAGAATGCGCACGACCTGTGGGACGGCAACAAACACGTAGAAAATCTGCTCCCGGCGATGCTTGGGGCAGAAAAAACTGAATACACGACCGCAGTCATGAAGCTGTTCATGATGGGCGCGGTGGCCCGGATCTACAGGCCCGGGTGCAAGTTCGACCACATGATGGTGCTGGTCGGCGAGCAGGGAGGAGGCAAATCTACCTTCCTAAGATTTCTATCTATGAATGACGACTGGTTCTCCGACAACTTCAACAGCCTCGACGGCGACAAGGCCTCCGAGAAGCTGCGGGGGATGTGGATGGTCGAGCTCGCGGAGCTTCAGGCTACCAAGCGGGCGAAGGACGTGGAAACCATCAAGGCCTTCATCACCTCGCGCGTGGATACGTACCGCGTGCCATACGGACGGCGCACCGAACAGCGCCCTCGAATGTGCGTGCTCGCTGGAACTTCGAACCCGGTCGACTTCCTGACCGACAAGACAGGCAATCGGCGCTTCCTGCCCATCACCTGCGGCGTCCGCGAGCCAACGTTCGACATGTTCGCGGACGAGATCGCCACAAAGGCGGAATTTGTCCAGGCGTGGGGCGAGATCATGGACGAGTACCAGCGGAAGGGCGGCAAAGTCTCGCTCGTGCTGCCGAAGCGGCTCCAAGACAAGGCTATCGAGATGCAGACGGCCTACCTCGAAGAGGATCCTAAGATCGGAATCATCCAGGAATGGCTCGACACCAATCCGGACATAAGCCGAGTGTGTGCCGTGATGCTCTGGAAGGAGGCACTGAAGCACGAATACGAGCCGTACAAGCCGCAGGACATCAATGCCATCCACGAGATCATGAAGAACAGCATCACTGGATGGCGGTACGCGGGGAGGCAAAAAGTTGGGCGCGAAGGCTATGGCGTACAGCGCTGCTATGACCGAATTTTTCAATTTTTGCCGGTCGACGGCAACATGGACGTCCCATTTGAGTGATTTTGGTTGCCGCGGTTGCCGCGAGTGAGAGAGGTCGACAACCGCTCAAACCCGCATAAATACTGATAAAGTTGCCGCGGTTGCCGAGGTTGCCTTGATTTCTTTATAAGTTCTAAAAATTATAAATATATATATTTAAGTAAATATAGGAAATTGGCGACAACTGCGGCAACCCGACAACCAAACGAGGGAAAAGCAATGCGAAACGAAGACATCCAGATGCCCTTCTACCACGTGATCATGGACGCTTGGCCCATGCTCAAGAGCGACCTGGTCAGCGTTCAGCAGAACGAGGAGTGGTGGGACGGCATTATGAAGAAGTATGGGGCCCTGTCGGAAAAATATGACAACACGATGGCGGCTGCATTCGCCAGGGCGATGTGCGTGGCGTGTGTCAACGAGCTGGAGCGGATGTATAGGATCCAGACGGGAAACATGGAGTCAGTGTTTGGGGGAAACGATGAGCAAGTCAGAATGCAATAAATCATACATGCGCCACAAGATGGCTATGGCGATGACAGTCAGCATGCCGAAGCCGAAGACAACGAAGATTAGCTCGATATTCACTCGGAAGCCATACAGCTGCACCAACTACACGGTCGCGAAGAAGGCCAGCGAGGAGGACGAGACTGATGGCGAGGTGTGAGGGAGTTACCGACGAGTACGCCTGCCTGAAGTGCAGCCGTCCTGAGTGCCTGCTGGAGCATGGAGAGCTTGAGGGCCAGAGCCAGCGCGAGGCGAAGCAGAGATGGTACTGGGCACATAGGGAAGAAATCCTTCGGAAGCAGCGGGAATATGACAAGGCGCATCCGAGGAGTCGCAGGAGGAAGAAGAAATGAGCCACGAAGAGATAATGAGCGACTTACAGAGTCCTAATGAAAATAATCGTCTGGATTTGGTCAGCGTGGTTAGGTGCAGGGACTGCGTACATAACAAGTCTGCGGCTGAATCTGGAAACGCTAACTGCGAGTTGTATTACGGCATGACCGACCAGATGGGGTTTTGCCACATGGGGGAGAGACGAGATGGATGACCTTATATCGAGAAGTGCGGCAATAGATGCGCTGAAACGTGACGAAGCACTTGTGAGAGCATTTGGATATCAACACGCAATTGATGCAGTGCAGGCATTGCCATCCGCACAGCCAGAACAGCAGTGGATTCCAGTTTCGGAAGCGTTGCCAGAAAGAGGCAAAGAGGTGTTGGTCACACGAGATTATGACGGAAGAAAGGATCACAACAAGTCGTGCAGATATGTCGAAACGGCAAGCCGCTATGGCGAAGATGACGATGTTGTGTGGAGTAGTTATTCGGACGAATACAAGATGACTCCGAAAAGCCATCGTGTTGTCGCATGGATTCCGCTACCAGAACCGTGGAGGGGACAGGATGAGAACGATAGATGCTGACGCATTACTCAAAAAAATCGAAGAGGACGCTGAGTTTTATTTAGTCGGAGATGACGAAAACTCCATGGCGGTTGGGGGCACATTATTGAGCGTAATGGAACAAATCAAAACCATGACGACTATCGAACCGCAGAGGATGCGGGGGAAGTGGATAGACCAAAAGGGCGGCGGTTGTTGCTGTTCTGAGTGCGGCGGATATGCTCTCGATGAACCAGATGGGAATTTTATCCATGTGGCTGTTAAAAGCAACTACTGCCCTAACTGCGGATGCCAAATGAACGGAGACGAAGAAGATGAGAAATAAATACGGTGGGATCAACGACATGCCAAGCGGATGGGTTAAGGATAACCAAAGGATATATAGGCTATGGTTTGACATGCTTAGAAGATGCTATGACTCGAAACAGCTATCAAGGGGGGAAGGGGAAGGCATATGCGGACTGTGAAGTTTGTGATGACTGGATGCTTCTGTCGGCATTTGCAAGTGACATAAAAGGACTTGCTGGATATAACCAGTGGATTACTACGGCTGGAATGGTTCTCGATAAAGACATTCTGGGGCGAGGAGAAAAGGAATACAACAGGAAGAACTGTTGCTTTGTCCCATCCTCTGTGAACCTTGCGGTGATGAATATGCAGAATCCAGACATAACGCATAATGCGATTGAGTCATGCAAGACACAGTATGCCTTAGAGAAAGACGGAGTGCGGCATATATTCAACAGCGAAAAGGAAGCATGTGCATTCCTTGGAGTTAAACAATGTAGTGTTGCAGGAGCATGGCGAGATAGGGGAACCTGTCGCGGATATAAAGTGACACGCATCGGAAACGGCGCGGATATGAGGGAGACGGAATGACACATATATTAGCGTTTGTCCTCGGTGGGTGGTTTGGTTTGTTTATCGGCGCAATGTGTGCGGCAGCGAGGGAAGGCGATGATAACAAGGGAACAGCGGCGCAAGATCCAGAAGATGAACAGTGAGCAACTCTTTACCTGGATAGCGAACATCTGTCAGCAAGCGTTTGAAGCCGGATATGCACAAGGACTAACAGCGGATTTAGACAGTGAAGCTGTAGTCTTGGATGTAGAAGAAGCCGGAAGAAGAATAGGCGAACAGGAGCTGCTCCGGCTGATTGGAGGCGCAGATTGAAAGGCACAGCAGACAAGGAACAGTACACACTTATTATCAAAATTCTTGAATTAGCAAAAATACTTACCAACGCAGGTTACGGTCACATCAGGATCGGGAGAGTGAAGGAATGATGGTTAAGGCTTTCTTCCGGCAATGCCGCCGGGAAATCGCAGAATACCAATACATGAAGGAGCGGCTCGACTGGCTGCGCTCGTCCCTGCTGCCGGAGGCTATCCGCTACAAACAAGTGGACGTGCAGACTTCCGGAGCTGGCGATCGGATGGCAGAGGTCGTCCCTGAGATAGTCGGACTGGAGCATACCATCGCGGAATACGTTGAGACACTCGCCGCGCACCAGCAGCGTGCAGAGCGAATCATCTCTCGAATCGACCGCCCGGAGTTCCGCTTGCTCCTGCGGCTCTACTATCTCAACAGTCCGCAACTCAGCTGGGGGGATGTCGCTGACCGTATGCACTACGAGCTCCAGTCCATCTACAATATGCACGGACAGGCGCTGCTCGCAGCGGCAAAAGTAAGTAAGACAAAGTAACAATAACTATGAGACAATATACCTGTCAAAATCGGGCCCGGGTAACTGGGCTCCTTTTTTTATGACGGGCGGGGGAATGGTGGGCATTTATGCAGGAGTACGCTGAACGGTTCTATAAGTCCAAGGCATGGCAGGCTTGCCGGCTGGCATATGCGAAGTCGGTCGGCGGGTTGTGCGAGCAATGCCTGAAGCAAGGGCGTTACAATCCCGGCGTCATTGTCCACCATAAGATCCACATCACACC